GGCATCGACAGCGGCTGCACCTGACCGGCGGAGCGCTGGCGGATGATTGCGCCCACTTCTGTATTCATGACGTCGTCGATGTTCACCATCCCCTCCGTCACCGCGACGCGGGGGTGGATCGACATGGCCAAGCTGTCCAAGGTGTTGCGCATGATGTTTGACTTGATGCGCTGGATGTCCATCACGGCATCCGCGACAGACATGCCGAAGAAATCGTGCGGCTCCGGATCTGGGCAGAACGTCGCAAACGGCGCCATGTCGCATGGCTCGTTCATCAGGATCTTGTTGCCGTCGCCGGCGGTGCAGATCTTGCGCAGCTCCGCGATGCCGTCGCCGTCGTAGTCGACGCGGATGTAGTTCTCGACGTAAAGCACCTTTTTCATCGCTGGATCGTGGCGCTCGTTCATTTCGTCAACTAAGGCGGCGTTGCGGGTGTAGCGCTCGACGTTGGTATTCATGTCGTCGTGCGCTGACGCCAGCCCCTCGACGTCGTCGTAGTCGTAACCCATGGCCACCAGCTCTGAGACGGTGACAATGCGGCGGTGCGCGACGTAGTCGGCCTCGTCTACAGACTTGGCTTCGCGTGAGATTAGGAACTCCTCCGGCGGCACGGCCTCGACGCGGACGCGTCCATCCGGATGCGTGTATGTCACGCGGATGTCGTGAACCATTGGTGGCATCATGATTTCGCCGGTCATCGGGTCCACCTGCGGCTCGCCGACAGGCTCTGACGCAACGACGCTGATTTCGGCGTTCGGATCTGCGGCAATCACAGCCAAGCCTTGGTCGTCGATGCCGGACAGGTCGTGCGTCTCAAACTTGGTCTGGTCATCCCAGTAACACTTGATGATGCCAACCTTGCGGATCAGCGCATCCTTGAACGCGGCGTGTGTGACCAAAAAGCCACTATTGTCGTTGTTCACGATGAAATTGACGTAGTCGGACGCCTGCTTCGCTGCGGCGACGTCCTCTGGGCCGTGCGGCACAAATTCGACGGTCTTCTCGCTGCCGTGGAATATGCGCATCAGCGACGGCATGATCGCCTGCACGGTATCGCGTACGTCCATGGACACGATCTGGCTTCGGCCGTCCTCTTCGTCGCCGAAGGGGTCGCCGCGGTAGTATTGCGTCGCAGTGGCGCGGATCGGCGAGATCCAGTGGTCGATGTAGTCGACGGCGTCGTCGATCTCCTTGCCGACGATGCCTTGCAGCTCGTCTTCGTCCATCGTCTCCGGCATCATTTCTTCGATCTCTTCGATCATTTCGTTTGTTTCGTAGTCCATTTTACTAGCCCTTCTTGCCTTGCGAGCTGATAGCTGTTAACATTGCGTTACAAATTAGGAGGTACGCCATGGAAGACGCAGAATTAGCCCGCGAGATAATATTACTAAAGGCCAAAGATCTTGGCTTAGATGACGATGCACTAGACCAGCTTGATGACGTCATCTGCAAGATGTTGGATATTGAGTTTCCCGATCCCATCATCTTTCCTGTCTAGCCAAGTAGTTTAGAATACCCTCAAGAACATCAGGACGCAGACGCTGAACCGGCATCTTTGTTTTGATTGCGTGCGTTTTGTGGGCTTCATTCAAGGGCTGCCCCGATTTTGTGGTCTTGCCTTCCATCGCGTCGTAGACGTCCCTGAATAGCAATGACTGCGGGATTGGGGTTAGTGAGCCAACGTAGTCGCCTGTGATCTGCGTATTATACGTCGAGTGCGGGACAGATTGCGCTAAATTGCCTTTTGGCTTTGCTGGCAAAACTGGGTTCAGCTCGTCAATGCGGCTAACACCCAAACCAAACATCCCTGCGCCCATGTCAACTTGTGTCGGGTCTGTAACGCTCAAGCGTGCCTGCGCTGGGCTTGGAAAGCCTGCCGCCTGCATCGGGCTGCTGTCCATAAGGCGAATAAACGACTTACGCATTGGAGACGTTGTGCCGTCGACCCACTCACGCAGTTTTGGCGACCGGATGCCAACGAATGTTGGATCGATCGTGCGCATAATATCGTTAAATTCTTTTGCGCCTTTTTGCGTGATCTTTGATCCGCGCACCATTTCAGCCATTGCGGACCCAGTGTGTACCGCGAAATCGTTTGCGTCTGGCGCCATAGATCCGGTCATGCCGTAAATGCGCTCTCCGGTTTCCTCTCCAGCCTTTTGCGCTGTATTAGCAATCCGCGTGACGATGTTATTGTTTGATGCCCAGATGGCGCGATCGGCTTGGTTGGCTCTTCCGCGCTTAAAGTCGACGCCACCCTCAGTGTATACTGGATTATCAAACTTAATATCATCAACGCCGCTTAACAAGTATCCGCCGCTTGTGCGGTCACCGTAAAATGGCATGATCAGCTTGTTTTCCATGTCTTCCCATGAAATCGGCGTGCGATCCAGACGCTCGCCCAGATCCTGCTTGTCCAGCTGCGTATTGGATAGGTAATCCCGCATTTTCGTTTTCTGGTAGCCAAGTGGATCAAGCTGCTCCTTGTTGATGCGCAAAATGCCAGAACGCAACGACCCCGCCGGAGCTGACGCAGCACCACCGCCAAGGGTTGTCATTCCCGCCATATTGAGCGCCTCAGCCAGCATATCCTCGCGGGGGATCTGGCCGCGTGCAGCGGCAGCTGGTGCATCGACGGCACGCGCAGCCGGATCTAGTAGACCCATAAGCATATTTCCGACGCCTTCGTAGCGCAGCGTATCGACGCCCTGCACTGGCTCTTTCGACAGTAGGCCACCAAGAACAGGCCGACGCCCTTCCGACGCTAGGGCGGCCCTCTGAGCCGCTGCCGCGTCGTATATACGGCTGAATATACTTGCCTGCTCACGTTGGCGGCGTAATTGCTCTGCTGTTGCCATCAAAACATATCCAATAGGCTCTGTGGGCGCGGCTTAGGTCGTAAACTTACACCCTGCTGCATGCTAACCGCGCTCTCGTTGCGCGGCATTGGGCGGGTCGGCGTCAGGCCGTATAGGTCCAAGCCGCTGAATTTTTGACCGTAGTCGCTGATTTTCGTGCCGAAACGGTCTGACGGGTTATATTCGCCACCGCTTTCGATAAATTCGCGCATCCCAAGGCGTCCGCCAAGGTGTGCCATGCCGACAAGCGCAGACGGGTCAATCATAACGCCGCCAATTTCTTGGCCGATATACTGATCCAAACCGTTATTCAGCGCGTAATCTAAAATATCCTGCTCGTGCCAGTCCATGACGCGGCCCTGCAAGTCCGGATCTGCGATGAACGCATCCATCGTCACCTTTTCTCCGGTTGCCTTCGAGTAATCCTTCAAGCGGTCGGGCGTGAATTGGTAATATCCGCCGGCGGTGTCGCCGCGGCCCGTTTGCGTTAAAATATCGCTGCGTCCGCTGCTTTCGCTTTCGCGCATCTTTTTCCGAAAATCGGTATCCATTACCACTTCACCTTGTTTGCCCAGTATGCCGCGGACATCTTGCCCTTGGCGATGTTTTTCGCGTGACGCGCCTTGAACGCCTCGTTGCGCTTCGTCCCGTCCTTCGACCCCTTCACGCCCTGCTGGCCAAATCGGATCGTCTTGACCTTGTCGCCGTCCTTAGCCACAACGACGTGCGATTTCGTCGGGTGGCTTGGCGTGCGCTTCGGCTTGTTGTAGCCGGAGACGCCAATACGATCTAAGCGTGGGTCTTTCTTCGGCATCACTTAGACTTCTTGATCCGCTTCAAGCATACGCCGGCGGCCTTGCAGGCTGTCGGATTGGGGCAGTCGGCGCATAGTCCGCCGGTTGTCGTTGTTGCTGACATCACTTTTTCCTCTTGCCGCTTTTCTTCTTTCCACACGCCATAACAGCCTCCGCAGTGGGGTACAATATTACCCCATAATACAATAATTCGCGTAAAAAGAAACCCCGCAGCCAAAAATGGCGCGGGGTTAGTTTGAGGCGTCATGAGGAGGACCTCAAAACAGGGGAGGTGTGTTCAGACTAGCCGATTTATGGAGAGCTTGCAAGCGTGGGTGGGTGTTAAATTGCAGGGGCGGCTTGAAAGGAGACAACGAAGTCTACCGCCCCTGCCCTAGCTGAGTAATTATCGCCAACACCAAGCTAGGATCGCATCTTCACGTTAACGCCTAGCTATCACGGCGTCAACAATGGGAACTAAAAATATTTTTTGTTTTTAGATCCGCTTCTTTTGATTTTTAGGCACTTCTAAACAACCCCACGAATACCGCGCTTAATCGGCTTATTCCATCCGCTCGACGCCGCCATACCGTAGGCCATCGTCGTGTGATCGCCGCCAAGGCACAAGCACACAGCATCCGCACGGTCTGGCGATCGCACGCCGCGCTTCTTCATGCTCTCCTTGCTCTCGACCTGTATCTTGCCGCTGGAGGTAAAATGATACCGCGGCGCCGCAAGCTCCGCCCACAGCGCGTCATCCTTCGGCAGCTGCACATCCATACCCTCGAGCCACGCCTTCGTCTTGAACCACAGCTCAGCGCGCAAATTCAGATACGTCTCCTTCGCCATGGCACGCTCAGACACGTTCAACCCACGCGCCGGCAATCCCAGCTCGCGCAAACGATCCAGCACGCCAGCGCCGAAGCCGTTGCTGTCGACGATGATCTCGCTGGGGCGCTTCGACGGTGCCAGCGCATCATATTCCGCCTTCACAGCGCCAGACAGCTGCATCAAATCGAGGTTGCGCCAAACCGTAAGCGGATGGACTACCGGACCCTGTCTCTTCGCCAGAACGCTGCTATCTCCGCCCTGCCGCGCGACGTCCAATCCCCAGACGGTGCGCGTGTCCTCATGGATCTTGATCGCGTTGTTCATCGCGTGGTCGATCAACGCCACCGGAATAACCGTGTCCTCCTCAGACGGGGGGAAGTTGCCAAGTACGCGCACATGGTACGCCGGACTATCCTCGCCGTATCGGCGCTTCATGTCCTCGACGTAGTCGTCGCTGACGCGCGGGCTGGTCACGCAGGAAACGTGCATCGTGTACCAGTCATCCTTGAGACGGTTGTGCGTGTCGTAAAAGAAGCCGGTGTTCCGCGTGGGGTTTCCAGTGAGGACGGTGGTGGCGTTGTGGCCGGACATCGAGCCAGATGCCGCCTCAAACACCGCCTCCGGCACACCGCTGGCTTCGTCGGCCAGTAGCAGCACATTCTCGCTGTGAACACCGGCGAGCGCCTCCGGCTGCTCCGCACGCGACGTCCGGCACGAAATAAACGTGCTTTCCGGATTGCGCTTCATCTCGATGCGGTCCGCCTTGACCTCCAGCAAGTCATGAAATGGCGGCTTGAGCCGATTGGCAATGCTTTTCATCTCCGCGAACAGCGCGTCAAATAGCTGCGAGCTGGTGGGCGCCGTGATAACCGTCTTCGACGGCTGGCGCATCAAAACGTGCCAGATGGCGGCCATGGCAACCGCAGTCGACTTGCCGACGCCGTGGCCAGAACGAACGCTGATGCGTCGGATTGCGGGGGCGGCGATAGCGTCCAAAAGCTCAGTCTGCCACTCGTCCGGCTCGATGCCGATGACCTCCTGCGCAAACAACACGGGGTCGTGCCGGTAGCGCAGCATGAGCTTCACGAACGGGTTGTCTTCGGGTGAAATTTTTTTCGTCGTCATGGGTTAACTCCTAAGCGTGGGGGCGTGGGGGGGTGGCGTGGAGGTGTGGGGAGGTCATTAGCAAAAGCACCCGCCGCCAAAAAATGAAGGGGGGGGGTCCAAGCGCAAAATGCCGCAGCGCGGCATCGCCGGACGCGTCGAATGGCGCATAACCCCCATTATGTTAAATTCTGTTTTTTGCATACATCAATGTTTTCAATGACTTAGCAATGCAACGATAATTATCGGCCGCGCCGCACCGCAGAAACCACAACATCTTGTGTGTCGCCGTAATGTTAATGCCTTTAACATATTGACGAAAATGCTGCGATGCGGTATCGCGCGCACGCGTATGTGAAAGCACGCCGATGCGTGATTTCACCGTCTCACGCATCCTCGCCACCATCCGTCACGTCATCAAAGTCGCCCTCGATCACGACGTTGCCAGCGTCTATCTCTCGCATTAACTCCGCTGCCTGCGCGTGCAAGTCGCCGATGCTTATGTTGACTGCGACGTCACGCTGGCGCACGTCATACGCTGCGTTACGCTTGGACGCCATCCACTTGTCCGTGTCCACTTGCAGCCTCGCCACGTTCACATCCTCACGCGTCGCCATCTGAGCCGTCGCTACGGCACGCTCCGCGTAGTAATGCCCAGCCTCAAGCATTGCCGCATCGTACCTGCTGCGTCGACCCTTGTCCGCATCCAGCCACTTGTGCCACAGCTTGTACCCGACGTCGTACTCTTTCTGTAAATCCTTGACCATGTCGCCCGTAGCAATGCGGCCAAAGATTTCCTCTTCCCCGATCTCTTCGAGACGCGCCAACTTCTCAGCGCCGACTTTAGTTGGAACACCCTTCGGTGGCATCATTCACTCTCCATCTCTCCAGCGAGCGCCGCGTACCCGCAAATATCAACCCAGTTATCCTTGTGCGGCTTTCCCTTCGACCGGCTGACCTTCATCAGCACCATCATCGCTGCAACGTCACATGCAGTCACGTTTACGCCCAGATACGCCGACCACATCTGCGCGATCCTTTCGTGGCTCTGTGCAGCGTCTCCGTACGTCTCCTGACGCGCTCCGCTGATGACATCACCAGCCTCACGCAAAATATCATCTCTCGTCACCATGGTATCTCGTCTCCCAAATCCCAGTCAATCGTCTCGCCGTGTCGCACGACCTTCGTCACCTTCGCATCTGGAAACGCGTTGAACGCCTCCCGCAGGAACCCTTCCGTGAAATCCGCACGCAGCACACGCGCCGCATCTTCGAAGCTGTACACCGTCCACTCCGGAAATTGCTGACGCAGCCGCGGCGCACCTTCCATCGCGATGCAGACGACGTCACCCTCTGCCAGCTGGATCGCATACGCATGCTCCGGCAGCGGCTGATGCCCCGCGCGCACCGCTGCCTCCTCCAGCACGTCCCAAGCACGCATCAGCTGCCCGACGATCTCGTTGACCGCCCGAACATCACCAGCGTTCACCTTCTCACCCAGCGCCTCGTACGCCGCCTCAAAGCGTCCCGCTAAGTCCGGCGACACCAGAGACGGCAACCGATTACCCCAGCGCTCCTGCTTCTCACGCGCCTTGCGATCGAGCGGCTCCAGCTGTCCCCAGACCGCTGCCTTAATCGGCGGCTCACGATCCTTGTCATCGCCAGCAACCCCGACGCTATTCCTAAAGTTTCTCGCCTTCGCCTCTGCGGCGCTCACCATCTTCTTCTTTGCCATGATCCAGATCCTCCACGACCCCTATCTTCCACACTACCAAGCAACCACGATCTTCCGCACCTTGCTCCGCACCCCTTCACCCTTGCCAGAACTTCTCTCCGCACCTTTGCATATATATGCAAGGTGGTGCGGCGGAAGGTTTTCAGGCATATTTTCCGCACCTTCGGCAGTCTTCCGCACCTTCATTTCAAAGTGCGGAGACATCAGTTTAGCTGCCCCTTTTGACGCAATATCTTGGCCATCTGCACGTCATACATCTGCTGGATCTCACGCTTGCTGCGCTCCAGCTCCGCCTCGATTTCTTCCTCCGACATCTCCACGCTTCCGGAGATTGCGTCGAATATCTCGCTGGCAGTCAGCGCGTCTTCCGTCGCCTCCGCCATGTCAGCCATCGTCGACAGCGCCTCGACCGTCGTGTAGATCGCCTGCTGGATGTTGGCCGCCAGCAATGATCGCACGGTGAAGTCAAACGCGTTTAGCTCTTCCTCCGGCTTGGTCATGTGCAGCACGATTTTATCGCTGTCCATGTCGACCTCTAGTAAGCCGAATAGGTTTTCCATTTTGATGCCTAACTTGTTCAGGATGTTCATGTGGCGATCTCCGCAAACTGGTTTATCGGTATATGCGCCACCGGTTCGATGTCCTGCCAATCCCCGCGCCGCGTTGATCCGCCGATCTCGACCTTGTAGTCGCATGTATCCAGTCTACACATCCCGACGGCATCCGTCCATTGGATCACCAGAAAACACGGCAGCCCCGTCACCCGCCCCAGCTCCTCAGCGCGCAGGATCTTGTTCAGCGAAATCATGTAAGTGTCGAAGCGGTCCCTGTTGATCTTACGCTGCCGCATCTCCAAGAACGCCACGACCTCACCGTTTCTCGCCGCCGCGAAGTCGAGCGTGTACTTCATCGGCATCTTGTGCATCGTGCAGTTGAACCGCTCAGCAACTAGCGTCGCCAGCGCCTGCTCGTTCTGGCGATCCTGCTCCGTTTCGTACAGCGGCCGGCTCACAACCCCGCCTCCTCTCTCGTTATCCACTTGCCCACGATAATACTTGGCACGTCCCGACCGTCACGCTTGCTTGGCATCATCTCCTTGCGCAGCACGTCGGTCTCGATCCACTTCTTGATGATGGCCTTGCACCGCGCCTTTTCGTGCGGCTTGTCCATGTCTAGGTCGAGGATCGCTGCCGCGACGTGACCGACCCAGCCCTTCGCTTGGATGCTTTCACGCGGCGCGTCGCCACGATCGCAGGCTGCTCCGACGGCCTTCTGCACCTCCATCGCGTCTTTCGCTGTGATGTTATCGAACATGTCCGGCATCTTAAACTGCGTGGCAACGCCGACATATTCCCCGTTGGGCAGCTGCACCCCGACCATGCGCCGGTACACTGCCTTCGCCGCAGGCGGTGCGAGGTTTGCCTTGCCATCGTCGACGCGGAATATGCCGGTCGCCTCATGCTCCTCGACACCCAAACGCATCGCCTCGTCCTTATCGATACGATTGACGATCCGCGCAGCCCGCGCCGCGCCGATCAGCGAACCGGCGCCGCGGACGCTGTCGATCGTAGCGTCCTCGCCGTTTGTCTTGCGGATATGGTGAACGAGACACACGGCGCAGTCGGTCTTGTCGGCCACGTTGCGCACGGCTGCGACGGCTGCGTTCATGGCGACGTTGTCGTTCTCGTTAATCGCGTTGGCGCCCACCCACGGGTCGATGATGACCAGCCCGATGTCGTACTCGTTGACCCTCTGGATCATATAGTCCACCAAGTCGTCGTACACCTCAATGCCGGCCGTCGATTGCTTGGCAAACATGATGTTCATGTCGCGGCCCGCGTCCAAGAACAGGCGTCCCTTTAAGTCTTCCGGCTTCACGTCGTAGTGCAGGCAGGCCGCCGCAATGCGTCGCTGCATTTCCTCGAGCGGATCTTCCAAGTTGATCAGCCAGACGTTTGTCTGCTCCTTGACGGCTTCGCCCAACAGCGCCCGACCGGTTGCGATTGAGATGGCCTCGATGCTGACCATCGACGTCTTACCAACGCCACCGGCCGACGCTAAGACGCTAACGTTCTTGCGGATGTAGTGGTTGCCATAGATCCAGCGACGCGCAGGGATCAGCGCTGGGTCGATCCATTCGTAAGGCGTCGGCCAGTCCATCTCGCTGCGCGCTTCCTCTTGGCGCACCTCCTCGACCGGCTTGGCCGTCGCCAGCGCCTCTAGCAGCTTTTCGGCCCCCGCTTCGCGTAGGTAGTCGTTGGCGTCCTTGACGTTCTCGACGCCCAGCTTGTCGAAGCGCACGACGTACACAGACGTGCTGCCGTCGCCGCGTAACACATCGGCCACCGCGTCGACGTCTAGGTCTGGATCTGCGCAGATCGTCACGTCGGATGCACGCGGTACGTTGTACGACCCCATGCCGGCCTTGCCGAACGTGCAGACGATCTGCACCTTCGTCATATCCTTGGTTGCCTGATGGACGCTCAACGCGTCCTCCGGCCCCTCGACCATGACGATGGCTGCGCCTTCGTGTTCGTTGCCGATGCGCATTGCGTTGCCGGCGATCACGCCGCGGCTGTATTTGCTGATGCCGTTGTGTTCTCGCTTCTTACCCTCCTGCGTCAACAGCACCGCTTGGATACCCTCGACCTCTCCGGCCGCGTTCAGCGCTGGGAACAGAACCGCGGGCCCATCGTATACATTTGGGCTAAACCGCGCCACATTCACGGCTGTATTGGCCCGCAGGCCGCGCGAATTGAGATACAGCAACGCCGGACGCACGGCGTCCATGCTATCGCGGCTGATCGGGACCGCACGATCCCACGCCGCCTGCGCCTTCTCGATTTTCTGCTGGCGCGTTTCGTCATCCTTGATTAACAGCTCCTTGGCCGCCAGCTTGCCGACTAAGCGATCGAACTCGCTTGGCGTGTACGGCAGCGTGTCTGAGTTTTCCAGCTGCTTGGGGTTTTCGCCCCCACGCTTGAAGCCTGACCCAATGGTCGGCTTGATCTCGCTGTCGTGCAATCCGATTTGCTTGGCCGCGTTGTGCAGATCCACAATCGCGCTATCTAAGTTGGCCGGCGATAGGTGCGCGTGGCGCCCGATCGTAAATGCGGCCTTGTTTAATACCTCGTTGCGCATGCCTTTGCCTGCGCTAATTACGTCTGCGACGACGCTTTCCCTGACCTTTTGAAAATATGCCTCTGACACTTTAACCTCCGTTATTGTAATGGCGCGCCCCCGTAGGGACGCGCCCAGCGCTTAGAAACCGAAGTCGGTTCCCGCTGAGGCGGCGGAGGGAGACGACGCTACCTCTGGCGCTGCGACCGCGGCAGGAGCCGGCGCTGGAGCAGAGGCGCCAGCCTGCGGGCGGTCGATCCAAGTGCGGATGTTGAAGCCTACATCATAAGACGTACCCTTGCCAACCACGATTGGGTTTGACGACGTAACCTGTACGACGGGGATCTTGCCCGCCGCAAACTCCGGTGACGTTTCTGCTTGGTTGTACACCTTAGCGATGAACTGGCCAAGACCGTATGAGTTACCAGAGAAAGACGCCTCGCGGCCATCACCTAACCAGCACTCAACCTCGAACCCTTGCTTGTGGCTCTCGCTTGGCTTGGCGATTTGCTGCGATGGGCTTGGCCACGGCTGCCAGTCGCGCACGCCGATGTCGATGTGCAGCCAGCCGAATGTGACGTTTTTGATGTCCATCGCGAAGCCGCGATCCATGTCGATGGGTTCGTCGTTGCCATCTGCTTTAACCCACCAGCGGTTCTGCGGAAGGTTTGCGCGGATGTATGGCTTCTGTTCGCCTGATGATGTTCCGAATGAAATTGGCATGTTGTCACTCCTTGACTTGTTGCCTATGCCCCGTCGGGCTGTGTAAATTTGAACGCGTAGGAAGGCATTTGCAACGTCTGCAACTCCCCGTAACCGTAATCCCACACGTTCGTCTTCTGCGCCTTTGCAAACTGCTCGAGCGCGTACTTGACTGCGGCCTCACCTTCGGCGAGCGTCCGCCAGTCAATCTCGTACACCCCAACCGGATAGGGTGGTTCCTTACCTACCGCGATAAATATGAAGCGGTCAATATCGTGACCGGCAATCGCCATGGTTCTGCGGTAGTAGGCATCCTGTATATGGTAGCCCAAGTTACAGATTTGCTTAGCAAATCCTTCGGGCGATGGGTCAATCGTTGTTTTCAGGTCAACGATTGCCGCAATGTCGCGTCGCCATCCGTCCGGACGGCAGCGCATGTCGACGCCGTAAATGCTGTCGTGCGCAAACACGCTGGCCTCGACCACAAGGTCGCCGCTGAGTAGCTGCGCCGCTGCTGGGTTTGCACGCACTGCGTTGGCCATATCGACGGCTGTCTTGTAGTCGCTTTCCGTTAGTAGGATGCAGCCGTCTGCGTCGGCCTCTTCCTTGCGCTCAGTCCAAGCCTTGCCGCGACGCGTCTCCGGACCACACCAAACCGTCTTGGATAGGTGCGGTTCCAGCGTCAGCGTGTGGACGGCGGTGCCAAGGTCGAACGCGGTGCTTTCCTTGCGTTCTGCGTATTTGTAATGCGCCAGCGATTTGAGGGCGATCGTCTTTGCGCCGGATGCAGACAGCGCTGGGCTGAGGTGGTATTCCTCGTTGGACATCGTAAAGTTAATGGTCATTTACCGCTCCCATACAGCGCGATCAGTAAAGCCTCCGCGCGGTGTTCATCCTTCTTGCGCTTCAAGTCTGACGCCAGATCCGGAAACCATTGCTGCGCCATGCGGCGTGCGCTATCCTTATCCTTCGGCAGATTGAGCGCTCGTTTCCACACGGCCGGCGTGACCAGCGTGTATGGCGTCTTGCTCAGCGCAGCCGTCGTGACGATCTGGCCAAACGCGTATCCCAGCTTGAACATCGAGACGACGCCCTGCTTTGGCATGGCCTGCTGCTTCTCGATGTAAATGTGATTAACATTTTCGACGCTAGTGATGATGTCCATCAGCGCGACAACGTCGACGCCGCCTTCGTCATAGGTCGGTAGGTCGTGAACCTCTGCCCAGCCATCGCCAACCAGCGCAACGCCGCCGGTGCGGTATCCGCAATCAATCCCGATGATCATCGACTTTTTCGCCAGCTGCCTTGAGTAAGTCGATGATCGCCAGCTCGACGACGACTGAGATGCTCATGCGGCGCTTGCGGCAGTAGTCACGCAGCGCCTCCGCCACGTCTGCGCGTACGCGCGGTCCAATTTGCTGTAACTCTTCCATGTAATCCTCCGTTAAGGTTAACGCATAGTTAACGCATCGTTACTGCGGCGGCAAGGGGCCGTAGCCCCCGTTGATTAAAGCTGAACAAATTCTTTGTGTTTAAGGCCGCCCTTTGGGCCAACCTCTGCAACCATCCAGAAATTGTCTTCATTGCAGACTTTAACGCGTGCTACGTTGTCCATAAGAGTAAAAACAAAAATGTTGTTGATTTTGCGGCCCATCCAAGCCTTGCGCAAAGTGTTACGCTGCGCTTTGTTCAGCTTGTTCAATTCTTCAATTTTGCGTTCGTTTGTCA